TTATTATTATTATTATTACTTGGAGGGGTAGTTGTAGTGCCAGCAGCTGAATTGTCAAATGTATTTGACTGATAACCATCAGCCGCACTATCGTATGCAAGAACACTAGGAAATAAAGGTTGATCAGTAATGCCACTACTGAATGAAGGGAATTCATTTGGTTTAACTTTTCCACCAAAAATTTCAGTAGGTTTGACTTCTCCACCAAGGAATTCATTAGGTTTGACCTCCCCGCCAAGGAAAGGTGACTTTTCACGGGAATCATTTATACCTTGATTAAGAAAATTCTCTGTAAACGAATCTTTCTTATTAAAAATATTCAGGTTCGGAAAGGGTATACCAAAAGATGTTCCAGTACTTGTATTTCCACCATAATCTATTCCGTACTGAATATTATTACTAGGTCCGGAGTCTTGTTGTCCTCCCAAAAAGGGAATAGAGAGCCCAGCACCTAATCCGAGATAAGGTAGGAATTTTCCCCCTAGTTGCATAGCAGCATTTAAACCCATTCCATATCCCATTTAATTATCTCCAGTTCTCAGATAAATGCATCCGAGACCCAACTGCTGTATCTGCCGGACCTGGTAAAGCTTGAATGAATTCAGCACCTGATCTTTCATATCTATATCTAGCCTGAATAGGATCCTTGTAATTAGGGACGTACAATATACCCGCTAATCTATTCGTTTCATACAGATATATCTCACTCCATATCTTCAAAGCGTCTTTAGCATTACTGGAACGAATAGTTCTATCAACGTCACCAGCTATAGTTTCTAATCTTGTAGAGGGTGTTGATGCAACCTCTGTTTTTTTCTCCGCTGTATCACAACGTCCTATCTGTACAATTATCTTATCAACAAAAAATGAATCAGGAACGGTATTCATCGCTTCTTCCAGACGAGCATAGTCACCTGCTGGCACTGAAACTGTAAAGTATCCTAAATGATACCGAACTCTACTTTTATCGAAGTCAGATAGTTCCACACTTTATTCACATTATTCAATAATTATACTCGGATTAAATTAGCAGCAAAAACAGAATCCCAATCAACCCTCTTTATTTGTCTAAGCTGTTCAAGATTCGCAAATTTCTCACCCGATAAAGACATTTGTAAATCTTTGATTTCTTTAGCTGTCTTCAAACCTATTCCCTTTATATGATCTGCAATCATCTGTGCTGTGGCACCATTTATATTCAATCTAGTTTCGGGAGGGAAAGATCTAGGCTCTTCTTTTGCTGCCTTATCTTTTATTTGTAAAGTTTTGACTTTTGTACTGGCAGTTTTATCTAAAATTAATTCATGGTCAAAGGCGGTAAAAATTTTACCGTCTTGATCCTCAACCATGTGCCATTCGCCGCCTTCGTAACTGCAAACTTTTTTAACTCTCGCACCAGTTTTCTTGTGCTGATAAAGCATAACTAAGACCAAGTAATATACCTGATCTTAGTNTACCCTATTTAGCTAACTGTGCGACCTATAATGTACTGCTCGATATCGTTGTACTGAGGAGCTTCATCTGGTTGGATGTAGCATACTTCACATACAATGTATCCTTTCTTTCCAGCATCTACATCTGCGTCTGATAGGTAGAAACCATTACCAACGGAAGTAGCGTTTGCACCTGCTTTACTAAATACTTTGTAAGTAGTTGCAGCAGTGATGGACTTATATGGTGTGCCTGGGTTATCTGAACCACCAGCACCTACACCAGATGCAGTAATGAATGGGTTACCACTGAAGCCTTCAGTGCCAGCGGCAAAGAAGATAGCACCAGATCCACCATCACCTGTTCCATCTACTGTAGATGTAATGTTTGCCTGAGCAACGGCTTCTGCAAGACCGGAAGCTGCTACAGGTGCACCACCGTTACTACGTCCGAATGAGATTGCGTCGCCAGTTGCGGCATAAATACCGGAAGCAACACGACCATCCCAACCAGATGCAACAGATACTGCAGCACGATAAACATAAGAAGGAAGAGTCGCATTACCTGAGACTACCATTCCTGTTATATCTGTACGTGTACTGTCGTTTCTGTAAGGTGAAGGAACGATAACATCTGCTGATGATACTTTTCCGCCTACCTTACCTGTGATTTCTGCATAACCACGTTGTTGAAAGTATCTATAACCTGGAACTGCGAGTACAGAAGTAGGACCTCCTACACTCTTGTCATTAGTGCTGTCATCGTTAGTATCAATATTCTTGTACCAACCATTGAGAGCTTCTGTAAAGTTACCAGGATAGATTTTCTTAGCTGACAAGTAAGACATTTATTTCTCCTTTAATTTTTACTTATTTATTATTTACTAGACTGAACCGTCGTCAGATACAAAACTGAATGATGTTGTAACGAAGTCTTTGTTTAGACTCTCGAAACCAGCATATAACTGCCAGATCAAGATGATAAATCTTGAGAAGTCATCATTATTATTGATTAGTACCTGTGCATTTGGTCCGCCAATTCCAACCCCGATTGCCTGTGGTCCGAAGAAGAATCCTTGAGCAACTTCTAGAGAAGAATAACTACTACCACCATCAACAGATGCTGTTATGCTCTTAGTTGGGAAGTTAGTAGACTCGAAGAATTTAACACCTTCAAATTGAACGCCTGTAGGCATTACTGGTTCACCAGCAAGGAAGTAAGCTTGTCCAGCTTGTGGTCCTTGNAAGAAACTTGCGTTGTTAGGGATCATGGGGTTGCCCATGTACATTCCCTGACCAGGAGCACCGGAGTAACGAGCGATTTCTCTGAAGTCACTGTCACGACGTAAGTGCATCATGAATGTTGGATCAACAAGTGCACGGTATAAACCATCTGCATATGTTGGAACGTTTCTCTTACGTAAGTCTTTAACAACAGTTAAAAGGTCAGTCTTTACTGAGAACTGTTGGATTTGATTGCCATACTCTGTAGCAGTGTATGAAATACGTCCAGAAGAGTCTTTTGTTTTACCACCAGCGAAGTAGTATCCGCCTTGTGAAGCAGTTGCTGCTCCGTTAGCTTCTGCTTTTGCAAGCTCATCAATGAAAACTCTATCTCTCCATCTTCTATAGTCATCTAAAAGAGTTAGAGAACCAATAGACTGATGGAACATATTTAAGTTACCAGTATCTAAAAGAAGACGCTGTGCTGTAACTAGAGTTTCACGAGCAATTTTAAACGTACTTGGCTGTGTAGGATCGCCTGGATCTGCAGGTCCTGTGTACTCTTTAAGTACTACAAGTACCTTCTCTTTTGTAATGTTACGACTATTTGCTGTGCCGATGGTCTGATCTGCAATACGCTCTCTACTATCCTTTGTACCAGGTGTTCCCCAGAACTTGTATCTGTCGAGCTGGACAGTTTGTCCAGGCTGTCTTGCGAAATCATGTACCACGACAGGCTCAGTAGCCATTTCCGCAACATATGCTGGGTGGGGCCTATATAGCTCCGCACCTAGAATCTTGGGAAAGTCATTATCTATAAACACTTTGTATTATCCTCCAAAGGTGCAGTAATGTTTTATCGGGGTCAAAGAATTAGACATTTTAGTCCTATCTAAATAAAATTTTAACAGTATCTAATTTTGCTTACTAAATACAAGGAATATGCTTAGTTTTTACATGTAGTTTACTGTTGATTGTTTGTATCTAGCTCCGGGTGAGTTACTAGATCCATAAGATTCAGGATCAACGAATCCTGGCATGCCAAAGGCTCCGGGAATAGCCCCTGCAGCTACTCCTCCTAGACCAGCAGTTAAGGCGGCGGTAGGTACAGTCGCAACAGCCGTTGTAGCTCCTAAAGCACGAGCTAAACCAAGTTGACTAGGATTATCTGCTCCTTGAGCTAATTTTCTAGCAGTAGGAGAAACTGAATCCATAGCCCTAACTAAATTTAGTGCTTGTTCACTTCCGGGTCTGTCGGGATTAGCAATTCCATAATTATAGAATTTTTGTTTTGCTCTCTGTCCTCCTTTAGTCAAAGCTTCGACTAGTTGTGGAGAATATTTACCGGCTAACCCTCTGGCTCCAAGGAGACCAGCATATCCACCAGCTCCTCCTCCTAGACCGGCTAGGAAAATTGAGCCAGGATCTTCTTGTTCCTGAAGAGCTTTACTACCTGCAAGTAGAGCACCCGCTCCGAGTGCTCCACCTATTACGGCATTTCTCATAGCCTTACTCCATTACAAAGAGTTTATTCTGTACGGTGTTTGGCTGAACTTGGTTGAGAACTTTCCATGCATTCTGTGGGTCACGAGCCATTGTCTCGCTAAANCTACCCCAGAAATTCTCTGGCTGTTGTGGTGCAGCAGCTTCAGGAGGTGCAGGGAAATTCTGACCTACTTGAGCCATTACATTATTGTTAGCTTCTTGAGGAGTAGTTGGATAACCTTGAGTTTCTAACTGTGCTTCATTTTCATATACAGGACATGGACCTGATGGACCAAAATACTTAAGTGTGTAATCACTAAGGACATCTGGATTAGTAAGGATCTCGTTATAAGCTAGGTTTTCCTGATGCTCATTAACAGCAAAATTTGCATATCCTTTTAATAAACCATTTTGTTTAGTTGCATAGCTTACAGCACTATCTAGCATCCCTTCTAGGTTTAGGGCGTACTGATTTAGTATTGCTGGTGCCTCTACCCCGTACCCGTTCATTACGTACTTGCTTTGGTCGCTCATCCCTGCCTGATCCGCCAACGCTTCCAATGACTCTGTCGAGGAGGTTTGGGAATAATTGGGCGAGGATGTCCGGCTGGCTGACAAGGTCTGAGGAGCCGAGCTTGGTGTAACTTGGCTGCTGTAAGTTTGTCCGTAGTTGGCCTGGTCGTACTGTGTCTGACTCGTTGAGGACTGATCCTGGAACGGGGATTGAACTGGTGTACTCAGGACGTTCATTACCTTGTTGAACGCCGATTCCCATGGATTGCCCTCCAGTGCCGCTGGTTGGGATTGGGGGGCGTACTGAGTAGGGCTTGATTGGTAGCTGGGGGCTGCCTGAGGTACCGCCTGAGGATAACCCATCCCCACTTGGTAAGCCTGAGGAGCCGCTTGCTGTGGAACCCCCTGCGAAGCTGCCTGTGGAGCCGCTGCCACGAAGCTGCTTGGAGCCACGCTGCTGGTCGCTGCGGGTGTCTGGCTCATCTGTGGGGTCGATTGGACGGTAGCGTCCGGCATAACTCATCTCCTTTTGTAATGCTTCTAAGGTTCGATACAGATACGGCGTTAGATCCAGTCGTGGATCTGCTGCCATTGGTAAATCGGGTGATTGTGGATGAGGGGTCTGCATCATTCCCCCCACTAACCTTGAGAATTGAGAGTATGCACCCTGCAATTCATTTACCATTCTGAAAGGGAACCCTGATAACATGGCTGCCCTTTCCTCGTCCGTTTTTGACGGAAAGAGGTATTTCAATGCTTCTATGCTATCAACGCCTAACTCTTGAAGGTTTCTAACAACAATAGAATTATTTAATACATCTTGAGTTGAATCCTCATAAACAGGTCCTAACCATCTCCACTGTATATTAAGATCTCCATCTGGAATTAAACCCATTACTCCCGGAGGAATTTGTTGAGCTTTTAAACAAGCCATCATTAACTGTTTAATTTTCTCCTCATAAAACTTCATCGCCTCCTTATATAACTCCATCTGCTCTGGAGGTGCGTCCTCTGGTAAGTCAATTGGTTTTTCTAATCCAATTGCCTGTGCCAGTGTTTGTTTAAATAACTGCTCTTCTTGAAATATAACTAACTCTAAACAACGACATATTCCATATGTATATAAAGAAGCTGCTTTTTTCTTAGCGGTTGCAGCAACTCTTCCAAATAACGATTTATATTCAGTAGCTGTTACACCTGCTGAAATAGATAATTCATCTACTCCTCCTAAAGCTGTACGTATTTCTTCACGATATTGTCTAGAGAAAGAATTCTGGTCTCCAGTAATTGCATCAGGAACAATATAACCAACACGATCATTTGGTTCTAAGTTAGCTATAACTCTTGGAACTCTAATCTGTCCATCCACGCCACGGGATAAAGGATCAGATTTAAATCTAGATTGACTTAATGACCCCATTCCAGCGAATCCAGAATTAGCAGCAATAGAAGGACGCTGCACGGCGGACTCACCAGATTCCATTAAATCAGTCTTTGGTCTAGAAGATAATAAAGTAGGGTTACCAAAGAACTGTACATTCTTACGCATTGTACGTATCATCTCATCATGAGTACAAATATGATTAGCTAACGCCTCAAATTCTCCAGTTCCTTCAGCAGAGAAACCTTTCGCATTATTAAAAATCTCTACACATGGAATAAAGCCTAAAGTATTTTTAAATGTCTTTGTTTTACCAGGCATTCCTTGATAATTAGTTTCAAAAGACATTTCACCTTCTGAATGAGTTTCTTCTATAGTCTTCTTCCTTATAGATAGTTTTATATATCTTTTTGCTCCTCCTTGACCCATAGTAGGTGAACCTTCTACAGACGTAGTATTTATTTCCTGTTGAAATCCTCCACCTTGTTTTATTTTATAGCTATAGATAACTACAACTTCATCAAGTTGACCATCAACATCATAGTAACTTCTATATTCGTGCTTCCTAAAATAATAAAATCTGTAATTAGTACTAGTGGGTCGGATATAAAAAATACCTTGTCCATCACAAAGAAAATAATCCCATATAGAGTCCAGTCTAGTATCAAGTTGATTAAATTTGATTACACGATCTACAAAGTCTTTTCTTTGAGCACCAAAGTTATCTTGTGCGGGAAAGAATTCGACGCCCTGTCTAATGCCAAATAATTTCATCTGAGCAAGATGAGAAGCGACAATTCCCGTGTCGATCATACCCCCACCATCTTTCTCAAGGTAAGAATCTATGATCTCCTTTAATCTAGTTTTTGGATCAGATGCAACACCCATTACTATTTCTTACGCTTACCTTTATACATTTTAGCAGCTCTAGCCGCTTTGCCAGCCTTTGCTGCC